TCATTATTACTTTGGTTAGCAGGATTAGATACACGTGCGGTATATGCAACTAATTCATTTGCATCCCATACACTGGTATGTCCTACGTTTGGTTTGGTTACACCAACCAGATTTACTTCACTCGTCATCATCAAACTCCTCACCTTTAAAATTTATTATTCCTTCCTTCTGGAAGTATCTTAGGCACATTTCTATTCCCTTTTGTTTACCGATATAGTATCCAAATACATGTGATATGCCCATACATAACATAAAGAACACTGTCATTTCCCATGGTTCCCATACTGACATCATAGTTTAAAGTCTCCAAACCTATTCTCTTGATTTAATCTTTGACCACTTGCACTATTATCGAATGCAGGGCCGTCATCTTCTTCACGATTCATAGGATTAGTATTCTGATCCACATCATACAAACGCATCTTGGATCTATCTACACCGACCACAAACCTACCATTAGCAACTGGATCATTGTATCGATTCTTCAATTGCTTTACAAGGATCTGTCTATTGTTTGACAATTCTTCATTTGAAATCAAGGCAAACATTAGATCGGCAGTAGCAGGTAGACCAAATGACTCAGAAGTGTCTTCCAAACCAACATCATCATTATTGTAACCACCACGAGTAGTTTGAGTTGCAGACACTATCGGCACATTCATTTCAACTGCCAATCCACGCAACTCTTCTGCTATCGACTTGATATATGTATATGAGTTGATAGCACCACCCATTGCTTTCATTCTAGCAGATGAGCAAATGTTTAGATAATCAATATAGATCATGTCTGGTACAAAGTTCTTCTTGAGTTTCAACTCATTCAACAATGCACGGAAGTGAGATGCATTCGCACCCCCAGTCGGATACTCTTTAATAACCAACTTACCTTGAGTTTTCTTTCTGATCTTGTTTGCTTTGTCAACAAACATATCTTTAGATAGATTCTCTAACTGATCAATTGCAACGTTCATTAGATTAGCATCAATACGTTCTGCGATTCTTTCTTCTGCCATCTCCATAGTAATGTACAGAACATTCCTACCCTGTTCTAGATTGGCACCTGCACAATGACACATGAATAATGACTTACCAACACCTGTACCTGCCAGTGCAATGTTCAGAGTTTTGTTAGGCAAACCACCTTTTGTAATCTGATTGAACATATCCAAATCAAATGGGATACGTTCTTCTTGTAGGTGATAGAAATCAAAACGTTCATCTACATTCTCAAGATAGTCGTGACCAATGTTAGTATCAAAGGTTACACCCAATGCTTTAGATAGAATATCTGGTAATGCATTCTTAGTTAATGTTTGATGTTTGCCATCAATAACTTGTATTGATTCCATGATAGCATTATACACTGCACGATCTTGACACCACTTCTCAGTGCGGTCAATTAACCATTCTAGGTTCTCTTTCTCTGGTGTAAATATGTTTGGTAAGATCTCCATCGCATGTCGATAGTGTTCGTCTGATAAACGATCACCCTCATCAATCTCAATCTTGAGTGCTTCCATTGTAGGAAGTTTATTATACTTCGCAATGAATTTAGTAAACTCTTTAAATAGTCCTTTATAGACTCCTTCGAAATATTCTGGGGTTAGAAAGGCGGCGACCTTTCTAGCATACTCATCATTAGTGAGTAAGTTCCTCAGAATTGTCTGTTCTAATTGTATTTCCAATATCTTCTCCATTATCTACTTCTTCTTTCGTACCATATAACCATCCCTCACTGAACCCACGTTCCAGAATATCAAATAAGATATCTCCGGCACAGTCTTGTAGTTCAACAACTTCCGAACTCACTCCGGAAATTGGTGAGGTTATTACACGGAAGTCAAACCTCAAATTATCCTGCTTACCATCAAACTTGATAGTGCCAAACCGTATAACAGTTTCAGTAAATTCACCACGTAGGATTCTTACATCCCACGCATCCTTATGATCTACATAGTCAACGGGGATCAATTCATAATCAATCCCCTCTGACATCTTATCAATGTTCAGTTTACCCGACATCTGATTCAACCATTATATCAAGTTCTACGACACTTTGCAAGCCTATCTGGTATTGTTTCTTCAGAAATTCTTTGAAGTCTGTCTCAGCAAAGATAGGTGCCCAGAACTCTTCAGTTAGGGTTACATCTTTACGGACTTTATTCTCAGTACCTGCACGTTGATACCAACCATTACTTGGTTTA